GACCCGGTAAGGCATACCAGCCTACCTAAATGACCAAGGAACGCGTTAAACGGGCTAGAAAGCCTGTTTCTGAGATGGCGGTGGAGATTGCGAAGTTCGGGGAGGCTGAGGGGAACTATCTGGAGAGGCGGGACCCAGCTAAGGCCGTGAAGGCTTTGGAGATGTTGGCGGAGGGGTGTTCCTTTGGGAAGATCAGGGAGGAGTTGGGGATGAAGTGGGAGACCATTAGTCGGCTAAAGGCCCGGCATCAGATGGTGTTGGAAGAGAGGCGGCAGGTGTTAGCGCAGGATGCCCTTGAGGTCGCGGAGGGTTTACGGCTACTTCAGAAGGAGAAGATGAGGATGCTGGCTGAGGACCCGGAGCAGCTAGCGCGGACCAACATCCGAGACTTGGCGATCCCTTGGGGAATCAGCATAGACAAGTACTTGGCCGTAATGGGGGAGAACAAGGTGGTAGTTGAGCACAAGGGTGCCGCGCCTAGCTTGGAGGATGCTATGAAGGCTATTGAGGAGGCTAGGGCCAAGCTAAAGGCTAGTAGTGTGGAAGTGATGGCTAAGCCCGTGGAGGCGTGTTGAAAAGGCTGGGGTGTTTTTTCAACAACGTGCAAAGCAAACTAGGCTTTCCTTTAACTGCGGTTGCGGGCATTAAAGAAAACGAGGCTTTCCTTTAACAATGACTGACCAAGAGTGGATAGATAGGCGAGCTAAGGAGATTACTCCGTGTGAGGTGACAAGGAATCGGCGTTTGCGGCAGCAGGACTTTCTTACCAACTCAAAGAACTATTGGATTCGCGGCAGCGGCGCGTGGCTCAGTAACGACTATCACCTAATACCAAATATTGGGCTAGCCGTAGGACGCTATCCCAACCACAAGGCGCGCCTTTATGAAATTTATGGCCTGCAACAGACCACTATCCGAGTGTCTGTTTGCTTTCTAAAGATCAAGCGTGAGTGGACGTTTACCTACGTACGACTGCACCCCAAGATGATTGCGGACATTGTAGACGGAGGCGCGCTCTAATTACCAATGGCTCTAGTCTGGGAACCGCACGAAGTCTTAAAGCCGCCGACTGACGAGGAGTTGGCGGCGATGGAGCCGCAGGATGTGCTGAAGCTCCACGAGCTCTACCACTCGGCTATCGCCAATAGCAGGCGTGACCCATATCGGTACGGGTGGAAGCTGCCTCATTGGAAGGATGCCGAGGAACTGCTGACGACCCACGCAGAATTGCTAGTAAGTGGCGGAAATCGTTGTCTCGCCGGGGAGCAGGAGGTCTACGATCCCATCCAAAAGAAAAGCCTCCGCGTCGATCAGATCACGGAGGCGTTCCACGTAGAGGCTTGGGATGAGGCTACGCAGCGATTTGTGGTGGCGCGAGCTGAGAAGCCCTTTCAAAAGCCTGCTCAGCGGTTAGTCCGTTTTTCGTTAGCCAATGGACAAACTCTATCTTGCTCGGAGGCACATCTAGTTCTAACTCCGTTTGGATGGAGAGAAGCAGGTTGGCTAGCTGAAGGAATGAGCATTTGCGGGCCTCTGGAAAGCCTTTCAGAATCGCGGAAGCCCGAATCCGAGCTAGCCCAAGCAGGGTCCACTTCGGGCATTGCCCAGCCAGCGTCGTCGCCAGATGCTTGGCGTTTGAGTCAAACAGCTCAAGGTTCTCCAGCCGATTGTCCGTCGGATCGTCGTTCTTGTGATGAACAACCTCCGTCGGCAGTAGGTAGCGGCCAAGGTGGGCCTCCATTATCAGTCGGTGCTCTTGGATGTACTTTTCCTTACGATAGTACTTCCCGTCCGCCTTCACACGCCGAGCTTCGTTTACTCGCTGGCATTCAGGATGGTCCGGAGCCCAAACGTGGATATACCCATTTTTATCCCGGATTCTACCGCCGCGCCATTCGGGATGCCCTTCGCCAGCGCGGGGACCCGTTCGCTGACATTCTATCCCGTGCTTCTTGCACACCTTGTAGATCGACTTGGCGGTTATTCGTGGATCGACTTTGCGAGCTAGTTCGTCCGCGATCTTCTGCTGCGTCCAGCCAGCGGCAATTAAGCCGCGAATCTCTTCAATCGGATATTCGATACGATCAGGTCTCATACGGAGGAGATAGTGTAGCACACGTTCGCATTGTCAAGGTCGATTTACTCCGATATGATGTAGTTTGGGACTTTGAGGTACCCGGCTATCGTAACTATGTGGCTGGCGGGGTTTTGTCGCACAACTCTGGCAAAACAAGTTGGGCAGCGCACGCTGTGGTGAAGTCGGCAGTCGAGAACCCCGGCTCCGTCATTATGTGCTTTGCCCAGAATGCGGACGTGTCGATCCGTCAGCAGCAGTCGGCGGTCTATGACGCCCTGCCTGAAGAGTTCAAGGTGAAGGTGTTAGGCACGGAGGAGAACGTGTCTTACACCAGAAAGAACGGCTTCTCCAAGTCCAGCCTCATCCTCCCTGTCAGCAAGAGCTCCATCATCTTCAAGACCTATGCCCAATTCCTTAACAACGACACAATCCTTGAAGGTGCTGAGTTGGGTTGCCGGAATCCTAACTGGATTAACATTGGGGCTTGGTGTGATGAATACCTTGTCGGGCCGGAACTCCTTAGCACTCTTCGTTTTCGCCTCGCTACTCGCAACAGCAAGCTGGTCGTTACTTTCACACCTATCGACGGATACACCGAAGTTGTCCGAGACTACGTGCAAGGAGCGGAAACCGTCCGATCTAAGCCCGCCGAGCTTCTGGGTGGCCGGAATGTCCCATACTTACAGCGGTCAAGGAACCGGGATGCCGGGATCATCTACTTCCACAGTAGGGACAACCCCTTCGGTGGTTACGACCGTATCGCCAAAGACCTCGCCAACAGGCCGGAAGCGGAAATCCTCACCCGTGCGTATGGCATCGCCACGAAGTCGGTCAGTACGAAGTTCCCGAACTTCAGCCGAGATCTGAACGTTGTAGCCCACGATTCAATCAATCTGAAGGGAACGACGAAGTACCTCATCCTTGACCCTGCTGGACGTAAGAACTGGTTTATGGCGTGGATTGCCGTGGACCAGTCGGACACTTGGTGGATTTATCGGGAATGGCCGGATGTCAATGTCGGGGAGTGGGCCAGATGGCACGGGGGGAAGTGGATTGGCGGAGAGGGGTCCAAGGGTCTTGGCTATGGCATCCGCGATTATGTCGATCTGATCACCGGAATGGAGTCGGATACGAATGACTCAATCTTTGAAAGACTCATCGACCCTCGGCTCGGAGCAGCCAAATATCAGACGCAAACCGGCGTATCGTCCGTTATGGCTGACCTTGAGGATGCGGGGCTCGTGTTCCTCCCAGCACCCGGATTGGACATTGAGGATGGATTGCAGGCCATCCAGACCAAGCTAGCCTACAACAAGAAGGCTCCGGTGGATTCCCTGAATCGGCCCCACCTCTACATCTCAGACCGCTGCGAGAACATCATCCAAGCCTTTCAGGAATACACGGCGGATGGTGGGCAGGATGAGGCGTGGAAGGACCCCATTGACTGCATCCGCTATGCAGCGGTGGCCGGGATACGCTTTATCGACCCCAACTCACTTAGGACCATTAAACCAATCGGAAGAGCCTACTAATGATCGCATTCAACGAACTCTGTACGGAGCTTGGCATCACCAAGTTCCAGTTAGCCAAGCTGAGGGATGAGCGTCTGGCCGAAGGGGAGTATCTGACCGTTGAGGGCCGGAAGTTCTTTACGGAGGAGGGGGCGGAGAAGCTGCGTCTAGCCGTGGCGGTTCCCCAAGCCGTACCGAAGCGTTTACAGGTGAGGGTCATTCGCCGCGCTCCCAATCCGCATTGGGTTTACTGCCTGATGGAGAAGGACAAGCCTCTGGTTCCGGTGGCTGTGCGACCCCGCGATTGTGATAAGCTGATCGGCAAGCCCATCTTCGTCGATGTTATTACGGACGAGAAGGGAACCACCTACCGCCATGAAGTCCTCGGAAGGTGATCTCACCCTCAACCCCGTATGGCAAGCGGAGCAGATGGACCGTCTGTTGGGGTTTGAGATTTTGACCCGTACCCTCACGGCTCAGTACCAGCCAATCAGTCCTGAACTTCTGGCTGACAAAATAGGGGCGCACAAGGGTGTTGCGTATACAATCGTCCAGAATCTCCAGCGCAAACTGAATGCAAACTAATGACCTTAATGAAGCCCTGACCTACGTCCGGGCGGTTCCCAATGTCGCCGCGCTGAAGAACGCTTACGACACGACGATCAATGATCTGGACTGGTACTTGCAGAGTACCCGGGATTCTTATGACTACCGCCGAAACATCTGGCCGGGAAAGTCCAAGGACCTGCGTAAGCACGGGAGCGACGCCTTCCCCTTCGAGGGGGCGGCGGATTCGGAAGTGCAGGTCATCGACGAGCGTATCAACACCTACGTTGCGTTGTTTATGTCTGCGCTCAATCGGGCGCATATCCGGGCGTACCCCATCGAAGTAGGGGATATTGGCCGGGCTCGGGTGGTTAGTGCCTTCCTGAAGTGGATGGTGTCCTCCTACATCCCTGACTTCAAGCGTCAGATGGAGCTGGGTGCCAACTATCTGCTGGAGCGTGGCATTATGGTCACGTATGTCGGCTGGCAGAAGGAGAACCGCACCTTCCTTCAGCGGCTGGACTTGGCGCAGATTGCTCAGGTGAGCCCGGATCTGGCGCAGATCATTCTGGATGGGAAGTCTGATGAGCAGGTGATTCAGCTTCTGAAGGGTCAGTTTGCTAACCTGACGGACAAGCGTGCGAAGAAGGCTCTGAAGGAACTGCGGAAGGAAGGCTCTGCGGAGTTCCCCGTGGTTCGTCAGTCGGTGAATTGCCCGAAGGTTGCGGCGCTCGCGCCTGACGGTGACGTTTTCTTCCCCGCCTATACGACCGACCCCCAGAAGGCCCCGTATTGCTTCTGGCGCGTGCTAATGACCGCGCAGGAGATCAAGAACAAGGTGGCGACTGAGGGCTGGGACGCGGAGTGGGCGGACAAGATCATGGAGATGCAGGTGACTTCCGTGGATATGAACGATCCCCGGACCAACACCTCCTACACCCGCATTGCTCAGGAACAGACGACTGAGCTGTACGAGGTCATCTACTGCTATCAGCGGCTGGTTTCCGAGGAAGACAAGTCCGAGGGCATCTACTGCACCGTCTTCCACAACAACTACTACGGAACTTCTGAGGAACCGAAGTACGCGAAGCACGAGCTGCTGAACGGGTACGACGACTATCCCTTTGTCGTGACCAAGCTGGGTGAGGACAACAAGCGCCTCTACGAGCTGGCTACGGTGCCGGAGCAACTGCGTGGCATTCAGTGGCAGGTGAAGGTGGAGCGCGACAGCCGCATCGACCGGAACAGCTACGCCACCCTGCCTGCCATTATGTATCCGGCGGGCACCCCTGCCCCTGAGTGGGGGCCGGGCGTTAAGGTGGCCTATCGCCGTATGGGCGAGATTCAGTTTGGTCCTACCCCCGCCTATAACCCCGGCAGCGTGGAGATGGAGCGCACGCAGATCGAGCAAGCCGACCGTCTGATGGGTCTGGATCACCAGAACCCGATGTCCCGCATCCGGCAGCAATACTTCGTGGATAAGTTCCTCACTCACGTGAGAGACGTGCTGCGGATGACCTACAAGTGCTATCAGCGGTTTGGCCCTGAGCAGGTGTTCTTCCGCGTTACGGGGAACCCTGATCCGGTGCGCTTTGGTCGCGGCGATCCGAATGAGAACTTCGACATCAACATCAACTTCGATGTCCTGACGACCGATCCTGAGACCCTTGAGGCCCAGCTCAATCAGTTCGTCAGCCTCATCCAGTTCGACCGCAATGGTCGTATCAACATCGACCGGATGCTGGAAGTGATGGCTGCGGCGGTCAACCCCCTGCTAGCCGACAGCGTGCTTCAGCCCGCGCAAGAGGCTCAACAGCAGATCGTTAAACAGGTCACGGATGACCTATCTAAGATTTATGCTGGCATCGAGACCGGAGCCCGTCCGAACGGGGCTCAGGTCGCAATGCAGGTCATACAGCAGTATGTGCAGCAGCCCGACGTTTCCCAGCGGATGCAGTCCGACGAGGCGTTTCAGGCTCGCTTGCAGAAGTATGTGCAGCAGTATCAGTTCCAGATGCAGCAGGCTCAGAACGCCCAGATTGGGCGGATTGGTACGCAGCCTGCGCAAATGGGCGAAGTCCAGACTCAGGGTCTGAATGCAACCGCGTAAAGCGGTCTTCTAGCTCCTCATAGCGCGAGTTGTAGAGGATGTCATCCACGGCAAGGATGCGTCCGCTAATCTGCTGGAGGGATTCCGTCTTCACGTCGTGAAACTGGCGAATCCAGTATTCCCGCGCTGCCTTGATGTCCCGAAGGAAAGCAAGGAAGTCGAGGCTGTTGTGTAGTCTTTCTAGGGCTTTAGGGTCCATAAATTGCGCCCAAGAGGGGCTCCAACCCTCATCTTCGCTCAATCCCCGAGAGGCCATACTCGGCAGAACGTCAGCGTCCTAACCAGCGATGGGTTATGCTTTACCCCATTGGGCGTCTAATAGCCTCAACAATAGGGCTCTAGGTCAAGCACTAAGTCTACTATGATAGGATTTTGGTCATCGCATCCGCCGGGGCGCAAATACGGCGAACACAATCCTATGTCAGAAGTCGTAACGTCCGACGCGGCAGACGCTAAACCCGCCGTGGAAAACAAGCCAATGACGGATCAGGATTTCCTGTCCTCCCGAATTGCCAAGCGTACCAAGGTGAAAGCCGAGGAAACGCCTGAAGCGGCTCCAAAGGAAACGGAACCCAAAGCCGAGGCTCCCTCCAAGGAGGGCGATACTCAGCCGAAGGAACCAGCTCCCAAGGAGGTTCTTTCAAAAGACATTGATGAGCTAACGGATGAGGAGATTTCCGAGCTTGCCCAAAAGGGTAAGAGCGGATTGCTCAAGCGCATCGCTGAACTGACTGCCAAGCGCAAGCTGGCTGAGGAGAAGGCGGCTGCTCTTGAGTCTGCTATCGCTCAGGCGAAGCAGCAAATCCCCGAGCCCAAGGTAGAGAACAATCCTTACGCTAACGTAAAGGATCTCAGCGAACTCCAAGGCAAGCGCAAGGAGGTCGATGAGGTCATTGAGTGGGCCGAGGAAGTTCTGTTCCGCGCTGAAGACCTTTCTGCAACTGACGTTGCGGCGACGGTGGACGGCAAGGAATACACCAAGGCGGACATCCGTGATTCCCTCCGCAAAGCCCGCAAGGCCCGCGATAAGTTCATTCCCGCGCAGTTCAACGAACTGCAGGCGAGTGAACAGCGGAAACAGCTTGAAGGCAGCTTCAAGCAGCAGGCCCGGAAGGAACTAAGCTGGCTCGATGGCGAGGATAACGATACCCGCAAGCGTTTTGAGGCGATGGTCAATGACCCTCGTCTGATGCGCGTGAAGGAAGCTGTCCCCGAGATCGCGCCGCAGATTGAGTACCTCATCGCTCACGCAGCCAACTCTATGTATGGCCGCCGAGTGGTCGAGCCGACGACTTCCAAGTCCCCGGCACTCAATCCTCCATCAAATCCCTCGACCAATGCATCCGTCTCTGAACGGGTGGATAGTCGGGTGGAAAAGTCTCTGAAGGAAGTGGAAGCCCGCTTTAAACAAACAGGAAGCAGCAACGACTTCATCGCCCTCCGTGCAGCTCAAATCTCTAAACGTAAAACCTAATTAGTTATGTCGTTCTCGAATACCTACGATACCACCTCGCCCGGCAGCGCGGCCCTTAACCGCGAAGACCTGCAGGAAGCTATGTCGATGCTCGCCCCGTCTGAGACTCCCGCTCTCAGCTCGGCGGACAAGTTCAAGTGCAATGGCACCTTCGTTGAGTGGGGCGTGGACAAGCTGTCCACCCCGTCCTCGACGGCGGTCTCCGAAGGCGCTGACGTTACTGACTTCGACGACAAGTTCGAGTCGGTTGCCCGCCTTGGTAACTACGTCCAGAAGCTCCGCCGGTCCTACCGCGTGTCGGACCTCCAGCAGGCCGTCTCCTCGGTTGGCCCGCAGGACATCGCCCGTGCGGAACTCAAGGCCGTCAAGGAACTGAAGCGTGACGTGGAGAAGACCCTCCTCGGCACTCAGGACCGTGCGGCTGAGAACGGTGGCGGCGTCGCTTACACGATGCGCGGCCTCGGTGACTGGATTGACTCGGCTGGTCCGGCGGATGTCCCTGCGGACTACCGCACCCCGGCTGGTTCCATCCACGCCTCGGGCACGTTCAGCGAGACCGTTCTGAACAACCTGATCACCTCGATCTATCGGGTGTCCGGTGTGACGAACAGCCTCACCCTGCTGGCTGACACGGCTCTCCGCCGGGTCATCAGCGACTTCGCCCGCGCTGACAGCTCGACCGGCCCGATCCGTACCTTCAACAGCAATTCGGCCTCTGGCCTGATCAAGCTGTCCGTTGGTCAGTATCAGTCCGATCACGGCATCGTCACCATCGTGGACATGAACCCGGACTGCGCGCCGGACACCACGAACAAGGACACCGGCTACCTGATCAACCCCGAGTATTACGCGGTTGGCGAGCTGATCCCCCTCGGGAGCACCCGCCTGCCGAACCTCGGTGGTGGTGAGCGTGGCTATGTGGACTGGACCGGCACCCTCAAGGTTGCCCACCCCGGTGCGCACGGCAAGATCACCGTCCTGAGCTAACCCCTAACCAAGGAGACTACTACAATGGCTAAAGTTGCTATCAACGAACTGGGCGGTTTCACGGACGTCATCCGTCTCGATTACAATGATCTGATCGCTATCGGCAACGGTGGCAGTCGCGTCATTGCCAAGATGCCCGCCCACTCGGCGGTGGAGCTGGCGGCGGTCGCTAACACGGTTGACATCGCGGGCTCCAGCTCGCTGGTGATCGACGTTGGCACCACCTCCGCTGACCCGGATGAGTTCATCGACGCCCTCGACGTGGACGCGATGACGGTTCCCGTGTTCAACACGGGCGACCAGTTCACCTCCGGCGGCAGCAAGGCGGTCAAGGCCGTCTCGTCTGAGACCGAGGTGCTCGTCAAGGTTACGGACTCCGCGATTGCTTCCCTGACGGCTGGCGAGATCGTTATCGCCCTCCGCATCATCGAGCTGGCGAAGTTCGCCTAAGACCATCCTAGGCTGTTACAATGGGGCTCCTCCACACGGGGGAGCCCTTTTTTATGCAAATCATCACCGCGCTGCCCGGAGAAGGGGCTGTGAAGGATGCCCTAATCCGCGAGATTCGGACTGGGTTTGAGCTGATTAAGGCTAACGAGAAGAAAGAAGAGATTATGGCCGCGCACGAGGCCAGCCGGTGGAAGGGGCATAAGACCATTCCGGGCTTGGGTAAGGCGGTGGCCTTCTATCCGGCGGATGAGTATTATCGGTTGATCACGAAGTACGGTCGCAAGGAGATCAATAGCAAGGAGTTCATTCGCTACCATCAGAAGAAGTTCCCGCATCTCTGCCCTAATAAGGTGTAATGCAAACCGACACTTACAGCAATCTTCTAGCGTTGGTGAGGGGCCTTAGCGGCAACACCGCGCTTACCACCCAAGAGGAAACGCTCATTGGGAGCTTCATTAACCGGCGCATCTACAATGCGTACCGGCGGTCCTCCTATTGGCCCCGTTATATGGTGTTGGGGGAGGCTCGTGCGGCTAGTTCCAACGTCATTCCGTTCGATCAGGCTACGCTGAACTCCATCGACACCTTTCTGCGGGTGTATGACCAGCAGCCCTATCTGACGAATAGCGTGGACGAGTTTGAGTTCGTGGTGACGTATGATGGGGCGCGGGTCTTGGCTAATACGGACAGCCTGACGACCTTCTACGTGGACTACAAGAAGCGGTGGGAGGGGGATTACAACAACACCACCAACCAGAATGTTCCGCTTGAGTTCTTCCATTACGGGGCTCACGCTGCCTTTGCGGACTTCCTCCGCTATGATGGTCAGAACGACAAGGCGCAGGCTGAGGAGGCTTACGCCGAGTCCCTTCTTGTGCTAGAATTGGAAAACGCAATGAATCAACGGAACGCCAACCGTGTGGCGTCCCGGTTCCGCAGTCACGCAACCTCTCAAGCCCGCTTCTAAGTTATGGCAAACTCCCGCATCGTCAACACCCCGTCTCAGGCCATCCCGCAGAACGGGGCCACGCACAAGCAGAACACGATTAGTTCGACTGCTGAGGACATCATTGATTTCACCCTCCAAGCTGACACGACGCACGTGTTTGTGCAGTTTACGGGGGCCAATGCTCGCGTGACCTTGGACGGTTCGACGAGCCCGACGACGAGCCTCGGCTTTCAGTATCCCGATGGTTCCACGGCTTATTGGACCCGCACGCAGGCCCTGAAGGCCAAGGCGATCCGTGATGACTCGACGGACGTGGTGGTGGAGATTCAGGAGCTGAACTACCTGTAATGCAGTTTGACGTTCCACTCCTTGTCCGGCCTTTTACGTCCAATAAGGGCGTAACGCCGCTTAACGCTGACCGGGAGTTCTGGAGCGATGTGCTCCTTAGCCGTCCGCAGGCGGTGGAACCTGACATCATTTACAGCTTAGTTACCTCATCTGGGGATAGGTTTATCGACAGCAGCAGCAATCAATTCATAGCCGTCACCTAAAATGGCCGACATCCGCATCAATTCACTTTCAACTACGGCTTCGTCCACGGCTTCGGACGACTTTCTGGCTGTAGACGGCACGACGAACGGCACGCGCAAGCTGAATGCCTACAGTCCGACGTTCGGCGGCAACCTCACCGTCAGCGGGACGGGGTCAATAAACGGCGGATCTGGTTCGGCTGCATTCGCCATCAAGGAGACGGCAAGCGCTGGGACTGCTTTGTCTCTGACTAATCGCAATTCTACTCAAACGTGGGGAATTGCTGTAGATGCGGCGGCGATAGATGATAAGTTGCTGGCGTTTATTTCCGGCGGAACTGTGGTACTTTCGTTAAATGCCACGAATTGGAATGCGACCCTCGCCGGCAACCTCACCGTCAGCGGGGCAAGCGGCATTACAACTACCGCGACCAATGGCGCCGGGCTGACCCATAGCACAGCAGCCGGATCGTATCGCGGTCTGAAGTTGCAGACTAGCAGTTCTGATCGCTGGTTGATTGGTGCAAATGATGCGGCCGAGTCTGGAAGCAATGCCGGGAGTGATTTGGTCGTGTTCAGTTATTCGGATGCGGGAACCTTCCTGAGCAGCGCGCTAAAGCTAGTGCGTAGCACGGGCAACCTGCTCCTCGGCACGACCACGGACTCCAGCAACGGCAAGCTGCAACTCACGAGCCACACGACCAGCGCGGGTGGTATTGGGTTCGGGACGGATTGTACGCTTTATCGGTCTGCAAATAACACGCTTACCGTAGCTCCCGGTGCCGCCGCAATAGTCTTTGACGGAGGGGGGTCGGGAACCGGTGGCGCTCGAATCCTAGGTTCATCCGGCGGCCTCAGTTTAACGAGCAATACCGGCCATTCACTTTACTTGCAGACGGGAGGAGTCATCGCCCTCACCCTCGACAGCAGCCAGAACGCGACGTTTGCGGGTGCCGTTACTGTAACTAAAAAGATTTCCAACGACGCGAACACTTCCATTTCGGGCGACGTGGCGGCTTCGGTCGTGAACGTAAACTCCGGCGGCTATGGTTTGCGCGTGCAAGGTGGCGCA